AATCTTACCTAGCATAAAATTTACCAAGAAATCACAGATTGGCTTTTCAATAGGCTTATCATCTAATGGATCTCTTGCAATCTTAGTTCCTTTCTTATACTTAGTAATAAGCTATAATGAAGATACAGCCCTTGAATTATGACACCAGTGTCGTACTAATAATAACATAGTATTATATACTATAATAACATTAGTATTAAGGCTAAAGAATAATTGGTTAGGTAAGTGATAACCATTGTGTGAGATGGAGCAGTTACTTATAGTTAGTTTTTGTTTAGTATAATTTTAATTTTTCATGGATACTGCTCCTGACCACACATATTTACCTAATTATTTTTCTCCCAAGCGGAGATTTGCTAACATTTTAACACTTATAACAATGAAAAATATAATTTATTTACTGTGCTTGATGATAAGTATACCTGTATCAGCACAAATTGCAAAATGTCAATCAAGTAAGACTATAAAATGCTTGTATAAAAAGCCTAAGCAGGCTAAGAAGTATGAAAGATTTCAAGATGCGTTCTCAGAATGGATAGCAGATCATCCATTAAAGAGAGATGACGTATTAAAATATCATACAGGAGCAATAAAGTATATTGCACCTAATGATGTATATGATGCTGTATTTGATTATGAGATTGGCCCTTTAGATTTACATCAGTGTGCAGATGCAGCTATGTATCTATGGGCATCGTATAACTACAGTAATGGGCCTGAATTCTATGAAAGACTAGTATTTAATGGTGCAGATGGTACTGAATATAACTATCTAGGCTATTTAGAAACATCAGGTAAAGAAGATAACTGCAAAACATTCAGAAGATGGCTTGATCTTGTGTGGACTTATGCTAATACATGGTCTATATCAGAATATAACCTTGTTTCTGTACCTATTTGGGATATCCAACCAGGTGATGTGTTAATTGTAGGTGGTTTTCCTGGGCATGCAGTAAGCGTTGTGGATGTGTTGTTAGACTCTGAGACAGGACATAAGTATTTTATGTTAGCTCAGAGCTTTATGCCTGCTCAGGAGAATCATATACTTAAAAATCCTGCAACAGGAGATGTGTGGTATGAAATAGAAGCATATATGACACATGTTAGAACACCACAATATACGTTTCACATAAATGATTTAAAAAGATGGCGCAACAGATAGAAGTACCAATACCCTTTGACACTGCATACAAGCTCATTAGAAGTGGGCTTGTAGAGCATGTCAACAGAGATGCAGTAGCAGAATGCTTAATGGAGACTATGGATAAAGAAAGTATAGCAATAGTTATTATGCTACTGCAAGAATCTGAACCATATGTACCTTTACTACCAGGTGATTATGTAAAATTTCACCGTAAATCAGCATACTTTGCAGATAAATATGACACTGATGTCCTTTTAGACATGGGATTGATGGTTGATGATTATATGTTTGGTAGAATACCATATAAAGATGATTATGGTAATACACCTAAAAGATTTAGTCCAAGACAGAGTGTAGAATTACTTGTTTATAATAACAAAAAAGAGTATGACACTGAAAATATGAGACTAGATACACATAATCTTACATATGTTGCAGAAGATGACATTCCTTATCTGAAAAACAAACGTGCACAAGATATATAAGAGATTTGGTATAGTTAACTGGGAAGTTATGTCTAATCCTTCTATTAAACCACAAGAAAAAGCATTGTATTCTATATTATGCGTCTATTGTGGAGATAAAAGAGAGTGTTTCCCATCTATATCAACACTTGCAGATATAATGGACTTGAGTCAGCGTCAAGTAAATAGATTAATAAAAAATCTTAAGATTCATGGCATTATTGCAAGAAAAGGACGTAAAATCCTTTTATTAGATTAGTGCGTTAGCTATTATTATGCTAACTATTTACCAATTGAGCCGGTAATATACACTATTAAACCAGTAAGACTGTATAATTTTTGTTACTTTTGATTTGACTCAGATGTAATAAGATGATACTACAACTCCCAAATGGCAGAATTATAGAATGTTCGGTAGAACAGTACTTATCTATGTCAGATCAGGAGATAAAAGACCTTAATGGTATTGGCTCAGCATATACAAAAGAAGTAGGTAACCCATTTTATGGTTTGTATGCTAATACAACGTTAGCACGCAAAGAAGCTATGGAAGATATGAAGTCAGAAAGGGAATATGAACCCAGACTAGATGAAGTATCTGATGTAGATAAAATGAATGATGACTACTTTCACTCAGATGATATCTGATTAATCAATTTTTTCACCTTTTAATATTTTAATTATGTCAACAGTCAAAATTATGGCTGATGAACTAGGCAATGTAATTCGCCAGTCATCAAACAATCCTGAGTTTGGATACATCAGACTCACACAAAAAAGAAGAGTTATTAAACCTAATAACTTTGTAGACGTCAAAAATCTATCAACATTAATCCACGGTAAACTAGAAGATCTAGAGGCTACAGGCCTACAGCATACAAAAGAGATATCCGGTAAGATATATGTTATAGAACAAGTAACACCATTCAGTGAAGAAAACCCTGATAGGGATCTTAAATACGCTGGTACAACAGGAGTTATATGTGCAACCCAAGATGGGGAACCTATTTATAGGAAAACATTCTATACAGAAGACCAGAATGTATCTGACACATTGATTGCTCATGCTAATGGTGATGCTATTAGAGAAGCTAACGGTACCTCAGCTAAGATTATGAAGGAAGTAAATGAAAAGCAAGTGGATTTAGAAGATTCAATTGCTGAAGTTGAAGGAGAAACAGAGGTAACAGATACGCTTGTATCTGAAACAGAGGTAGTTGCTGAAACTCCTGTAGAAATTACAGAGGATGAGGGCATTGAGTCCTTTGATCTGTAGTATCTACTCATTATAAATACAAAAATCATTTGTGCTAGCACTTATGCTTGATCATACGGTTTGGAGCCCGGTATTTATATTTATCACTTATGTATAACCCTATAATAATAATAATATGTTTAATCCACAACAAATACAATCACTGAAACAACATCAAATAGAACAGTCAATTATAGATACAGAAAAAAGACTAAACTATTATGGTATACTATCAGAATACCAGTTACATCCTAAAGATTTAGTTCAAAACTTGAGCTATCGTAAACTTAATCCATATCAACACTTTTTGTTTAAACGTGTACTACATGGTTTAAACATGTATAATGCTGAAGATAAGGCTAAGTTACATTGGGATAAGAAAAGAAGGATAACAAGAGTATGGAAACGTGCTCAAAAGGAAATAAATAATTGGAAACAAATTATTTGTAATAAGAAAGTAAATGCTTATTTTAGAGAGACATTTACAGGGCCTACTGCTGAGTATATTATATCTATACCACCAGAGGAAACATTAGAAAATTTTACTAATACTATGACACTAAGAGATCTTGGAATTACATATGAAGACGTAATACTTAGATTTATGCAGAAAGGATTATTACCAAGAACATTCTTAACGTTGAAAGCAGCATGAAAATTAAGAAGAAACTATGCTATAGTTGTGATACTGAGCAAGTTATATGGAAGAATCATGAAGGTAATAAGTATTGTAAAATCTGTTGGTTTAAAATTAAACAAGAAGATAATTTTAAATCAGATTACTATAGAAAATATAGTAAACCTAGACAAAAGATTAAATCTATGTCTAATAAGATGCAGAAAACTGAGAGGGCTTACAGCGTATTACGCAAAGCCTTCTTAGAACAGCATCCTGTATGCAAAGCCAGCTTAGTTAAATGCACGGTTAAAGCTACAGATGTGCATCATATGAAGGGAAGGGGTAAATATCATCTTGATACTACTACATGGCTTGCAGTGTGCAGACCATGTCATATGTTTATAGAAGAGAACCCTGATCTTGCTAATGAATTTGGATTTTCAAAATCAAAACTATGAATAATAATAAAAAAGACTGGAACTGGTTTGCAATAATAACCTGGTCTATAATACTTTTATTTACATATACGCTATGGAAGTACATAATAAAACTGTTCCTGTGAATAAAGATAGGGATGTTATACAAAAAGATGCATTGTCTATAGCAGTGCAGCATAAAAGATGTGGTCTTGGGATATCAATGGGTGTAGGTAAAACACGTATTGCTATAGAGCACCTCAAAAGAAATTATCATCCCCTTATACAAGTACTTGTAGTAGTGCCTAAGAATACAGTTAAGCAATCATGGATTGATGAACTTAAAAAAATGAAGGCTTTACATCTAAGAGGGCATATTATATTTAGTACATATCTCTCTTTAAATAAACAAAATCCAAATGAATATGATATTGTTTATTTAGATGAGTGTCATAGCCTATTAGAATCACATAAAAGTTTCTTAGATGCTTTTAACGGTAAGATACTTGGCCTTACAGGTACACCGCCAAGAGTAAAAACAAGTGAGAAAGGACGTATGGTAGCAAAGTATTGTCCTATTAAATACACTTTTTCAGTTGATGATGCAACTGATTCAAAGATCTTAAATGATTACCAAATCATTGTACACCAACTTGAGTTGTCTGACTTAAAAACATTAAAGAAGAAAACTAAAGATGGTAGGCAATGGTATACTTCAGAGAAGAAAGACTACGCATATGTAGTACAAAGAGTAGTGGCAGCTCAGACTCAGAAACAAATGCAGTTTGCATCTATAATGAGAATGAGAGCACTGATGGATTACAGTACAAAAGAAACCTATGTAAAGGACCTACTTAGGAAAGTAAAAACAAAGTGTATTGTATTTGCAAATACTATGGATCAGGCTGATAGAGTCTGCAGGCATAGTTATCATTCAAAAAATCCAAACTCTGAAGATAATCTTCAATTATTTAGTGATGGACGGATAGATAAACTATCTTGTGTATTACAACTTAATGAGGGTGTTACTATTCCAGGCCTAAAGCAAGGCATTATTATGCATGCATATGGTAATGAAAGGAAGACAGCACAAAGAATTGGTAGATTATTAAGGTTAAATCCATCAAATACTGCAGTGTGTCACATATTGTGTTATAAAAATACACAAGATGAGACTTGGGTAGCCAAAGCACTAAAGGATTTTGATGAAAATAAAATCAAATATTATAATCCAACAATATAATTTATGGGAAAAATGAAAGAAATTTTCATGGAAATGGTTGAACATGAATATAATGGGTCACATGATGCATTTATTCAAGACATGGCCAAACAAACTTGTGAGGAGTTTGTTCCGTGGAATCAAGATACATGTTTAAATTGTAACAACACAACTATGGAACGTAATGAAACTGAGGCAAGATGCTTAGCATGTGGTCATGAGTTTATTTATGTTGACGGTGAAGTTTTAAGATTTAAGTAATGAACAAGATAATACTAATAATAGCATTTCATATTTCAGTTACGGCAACTATATATCATGCAGTTCCTGCACAGACAGATAGCACACCGTTTATTACGGCATCTAACAAGGTTATTAATAAAGATAATCCTGGTAAACATAGATGGATTGCAGTATCCAGAGACTTAGAAGCATTAGGATTTACATTTGGAGCACGTGTATGTGTAGAGAATGCAGGGCCAATGAACGGGTATTGGATAGTGCAAGACAGAATGAACAAAAGATGGTCTTATAGAATAGACTTCTTAGTTGATGAGTCTATGAAAGGTGGCAAATGGGAGAATGTTAAAATATATTTAGAATAATATGCAAAAGAGAATACATACCGTAGAGATAACAGAAAAATTTTGGGTTGACGTTTATTACAACTATGAACCAGGAGAACCAGAAGTACATACATATGCTAATGGTGATCCTGGTCATCCTGGTAGTGCATCAACTGTAGAAATTGTACAGATCAGAGCATTATGCAAAGATAGAAATGGTAATAGTGTTGACGTAGACATATTACCTTATCTAGAATTGTTTGATGATTTAGATCCATGGATGCTAGAAGATAAAATACTAAAAGAACATAATGAAGAATAACCTACATGCAAGACTAGTGGTAAACAATGGTAAGCTTGACTTTCCTAGTAAGCCACAAGAAACTAGATTTAATGCATTTCTAAAAGAGATACCTGATGGTACACCAATAGATATATTTATGGGTGTAAGTACGGATAAGGGTAGCAATGCTCAGCTTGCTAGAGTACATGCTATGATCCGTGAGCTTGCACAATATATAGGATATACTTTTGAAGAAGTAAAACTACAAACAAAAAGAAAAGCAGGATTATGCTTTGTTAGAGATAAGCAGGAGTATTGCAAAAGTTTTGCAGAGTGTGATAGGGACGAACTAAATTTAGTAATTCAAGCTCTTGTAGAAATGGGAGACTTTAATGGAATGCAGTTAAGATAATTATTTATCTTTCTTTGCTGCATCTTGCTTAGCCTGTATATCTGCAAAGAACTCTTTATATAAATCAGTTTGTGTAGCAGTATCATTTTCAAGTATACTCTTTGTAAGTTTACCTAATAAGTCTGTATCCATTTCAACATCAGACTCTTGATAAAGACCCTGGTCATTAGCATATGCAGCAAAAGTTTGTAGTAAAGAATAAATGATCCATGTGTGGTATTCATACCATTTAAGATCTAATTTCTTTTCATCTAACTCACCGCTAAGCATTCTTTTGAACTTGTTTAGTGTGGCTGATACATCTTCTGACTTAGGATACACTTGATCAATATAGTATAACATTATTGATTGCAGTGCAGGAATATAATCTGAATGAACAGTAATACCTGTGATTGATTTTTTTTCTAATTGTTTTGCCATGAGGTAAAAATATTTAAAATTTATGAATGAACCAAATATATTATATATAATTAATAAAATAAAAGAAAAAGTGAGTAGCTCAGATTGGGCACCTCACTTACAACCGTGGCTTGATTCAGCTGATCACTACAATGTCGTAAAAGCCTTAAAATCAGCTAATGAATCAGGAGTAAGATTTACTCCAAGGTATGGTGATGCTTATAATGCATTCCTACATTGCCCGGTTAAACAACTGAAGGTTGTGATGATAGGGCAAGACCCCTATCCTCAGCCTGACGTTGCTGATGGAATAGCATTTAGCTGTAGCAAGAAGGGTAAACCTGAGGCTAGTTTACGCTATATATTTAAAGCGCTAGATACACCGGATGCAAATCCAGATCTAAAGAGATGGGCTGAACAAGGCGTGCTACTACTTAATACGGCTATGACAGTAGAGGTAGGTAATATTGGTTCTCATTATGAAATGTGGAAACCTTTTACATCTTCTCTCCTTACAGAGATTAGCAACATGGACCCACAGATTTGTGTTGTTGGTCTGGGTAAAAAAGCACAAGAATGGTTAGGTTACTTTCCCTTCGCACATAAAATAGAAGTGTCTCACCCAGCTAGTGCTGCCTATCGTAAAGGTGGAACGTGGGACCATCAGAACGTATTCAATCGTATAAATGAATACTTAACTTGGCAAGGAAAAGACTTGATTAAGTGGTAAGCTTTTCGTATATTTGATAACCTTTAAAACCAATATATGTGGGACTTTTTTCAGATAATTACTAAGTCTGGTATGACTCCAAATGAGTGTCTTTCACTCTTTGCAGTACATATGAAGATTACACCTCACTATGGTAATAATATCAATAGTTTAATAAACAAAGGATTAATTGAATTTGATGATAAAAAACAGCATTATGTAATTACAAATGATGCTAAAGATATTATGACCAAGTTAGACAACTATTTTCTTAAAGCAAAAAAGAAAACGGATATACAACTTTTGGGAAAAGACTTTGTAACATTAATTAATAATTACAGAGAGATATTCCCAGCTAAGAAATTACCTAGCGGTAAACCTGCAAGAAATAATGTAAAAGCTTTAGGCACAGCATTTAGATGGTTCTTTGAAACTTATAACTATGACTGGGCAACTATATATAAGGCTACTAAGATGTATGTAAATGAATACAGAGACAAAGATTATTTATATATGCAGACAAGTCAATATTTTATTAGTAAGCAAGATAAACACAAGGTAAAACATTCTACTCTTGCTGATTATTGTGATATGATACTAGAAGGTATTGACACAGAAGATGAACATTTTAAAGAAAAAGTAGTATAATGGCAAAAGCAAAAGAAGCTTGGGTAGGGCAATACGCTGCCTTCAATGAAGCACTTAAGTATATGTACCGTAGACAGACCGGTGAGGAAAAGTCTATATATACTCCTTGGCCTAAGTTTAATGATGCTACAACTGATGGATTAGAATGGAATACTCTTACAGTTATAGGTGGTAGACCTGGTTCAGGTAAAACACTTATTAAAGATCAGATAGTAAGAGAATCATTTGTATTAAATCCAGCAGATGACTTTAGAGTATTAGAGTTTCAGTTTGAGATGGTTGGTAGAACCTCAGCAATTAGAGAGTTCTCATCAATCACAGGTAAAACATATAAAGAATTATGTAGTGCCGGTAGTAAACTAAAGACAGATATTCTAAATAAATGTCATGCTTATGCTAAAGAAAGGGTCAAGCACCCTGTAGATATAGTAAGTAAACCTTTGACTGTAAATCAAATGCGTGATCAGATAGATATGTATATGAATTTACATAAGGGTGCTAAAACTATAATAACACTAGATCATACCATGCTTGTTAAAAGAGCACCTTATCAGAATAGTAGCTTAGATATGCTATTTGAGTTAGGTGAATTCTTTACACAAACAAAGCGTGAGTATCCATGTTTGTTTGTTGTTATCTCACAATTAAATAGAAACATTGATAACCCTGACAGGGCTGTTGATGGTAAGTATGGTAACTATGTACTTGAGTCAGACATATTTGGCTCAGATGCAATGTTACAACATGCTGATACATTAATTGGTATAAATAGACCAGCAAAACAAAAGATTAGATTCTATGGGCCAGATAGGTATATCATAGAAGATGATAGAACTCTTGTATTACATTTCTTGAAAGCAAGAAACGGTGATGCTAGAATGAGTTTCTTCAAGGCTAAATTTGAACAAATGGAAATAGCTGAGATGAAAACACCTGAACAACAGCAACGGAGATAAACCTATTTATTTTTCTCCCCAGCTGCTAGTTGCACGTTTAAAAATTATTAAATGATAAGTACTAAAAATAAAAGTTATATGTCACCAGATGAAAGAAAAGCAAAAGTTAAAAAGTTGCGTGAGACACACCAAGCGTGGTTTAATGACAACAAGTTAACTGATGCACTATACATACCTAAGATGGCTTACAGGCCACCTGGTAAGGATGAACTGCATGTCAGCTTCTTTCCTAGTGAACTAGAGAAAGATGAAGACGTGTACACTGAATTTGTAAGTATTGATTATGAATCAGAAGACCCAAAAAGGACTTTATATCTACATAAACGTAATTCACATTGGCGTGAAGAATATGAATTAGTAGAGAGTAAGTCTGGTTATCAAAGACATTTGATACCGGTCAGTGAATTAGTAGTGATTAGAGATATCACAGACAATGCAGCAAAAGTTATAGAAGACTTTGCTAACTTGCCTGATCCTGATAATAAAAAAGATCCTACTGTTAAAGATGTGCTTGGAGAGATTAATGCTTCTTTACAAGCTATAAATAAAACAATGTATCACATATTAAATAAAATGAATTAAATGGCACAATCTGTATTAATTATTGCTGACTCAGGCACAGGTAAATCAACAAGTATGAGACACCTAGATCCTAAGTCAACTGTTATAATCAACATTGCTAATAAGCCTTTACCTTTTAAGGGCTGGAAGAGCAAGTATACTGTAATGAACAAAGATAATCCAAAGGGTAATCTTGTAGCTGTTTCATCTGCTGCTGGTATAGGCAAAGCAATGAAACATGTAAATGATAATATGCCTCACATCAAGACATTAGTTGTTGATGACTGGCAATATATGAGTTCTTTTGAATACTTTGATAGAGCAAATGAGAAAGGCTATGATAAGTTCACTCAAATAGCGGCTAACCTTGCACAAATAGCAAAGATGCCTAAAGATATGAGAGATGACCTTACTATATATTTCTTAACTCACTCAGAAGATTCAACTGATATTAATGGTAACCGTAGAGTTAAAGCAAAAACTGTTGGTAAAATGATAGATAATGCATTAACTTTGGAAGGTCTCTTTAGTATTGTCCTATTTGGGAAAGTAGTAAAGGATGACAAAGGTGTATATCATTATGGGTTTGATACCCAAAACAATGGAGAAAACACATGTAAATCTCCAATGGGTATGTTTGAAGATTCATTCATACCAAATGATCTTGCATACGTGAATAAATGCATAGATGAGTATAATAATTAATTAATTAAAATTTAAAGAAAGTATGTTAAGTACAAAAGACATGTCCGCTGGAAGCGGCAGAGTAAAACCAGTAATGGGTTCAGGTAACAATGTTATCAGAATCAACAGTGTAACATTTGATGTTACTCCATATGATGCAGATGCATATAATATTGTATTACATGTAGAAGGTAAACCAGAAGAAGGAGAATTCCAAGGTTTCTTGAAAGATGTAGCTAATCCAGAAGGCCCAAGATATGAAGGTCAAGTTGGTAGAATTAGATTTGCTCCATATCCATACAAGGATACTACATTACCAAGTGGTGTAGAAATATCTAGAGATAATGAAGTACTTAAAGCTATGATTTATCTTAGTGAAGTACTAAATAAAAGAGATGCTTTAGATAAGATTGAGGCAAATACCATAGAAGACTTTATGGTTGAGTGCAATAAGTTATTCTCTAACAGTGAGTTCTTTAATGCTTGTATTGGCGGTAGAGAGTGGGAAAACAAAGACGGTTATGTAAACCTAGATCTGTTCTTACCACGTATGTCAAAAGATGGGATACCATTAGAAGCTCTAAATAAAGAGAACAGCAGACTACTAACATTCAATGAAAAGGATCACTTGAGAAGAATTCAAAAGAAAGAAAGTTCTTCTACAGGTAGTTTTGAGCCAGCAAAGACAACAGTAAATGCTGGTGATGACTTTGATTTGTAAATATTAATAATGATAAGGGGTGGTTTTCGTGGTTGACTTCCACCCTTTTGATTTATTTATTATATTTATAGAATGCTAAATACAAAAAACTTAGTATCAAGAGAATCAAATGTACCTAGTTATTGGGTATTCCAACACTATCTAACACTATCAGAAACACTTACGGGTCAAGACATTAAAATTAAATCTGTATTTAATCCTACTGAGAGAACACCATCAATGTGTATCTTTGTAGACAAATCTATAATGCAGTATAAATTTAAATGCTTTTCTACTGGTAAGTATGGAAGTAAGATAGATCTTGTGAAAGAATTGTTTAGTATAGATTATTCACAAGCAGTAACCCGGATAGTAGAAGACTATAATAAATATGCTAAGACAAACGGATCTGGTAAAACAGATTTTAAAATAGCTGCAAAATGGAAAGTTGACTTTATAAAAGAAAGAAGTTGGTTTGACATTGACGCTGAATATTGGCTAGCATATAATATTGGCAGTAGTTTATTAAAGGAATATAACGTTAGACCTATAGACTACTACAATATGGTCAAAGAAGATGATGGTGAAATCAAATCATTACAAATTAAAGGTAAACACATGTATGGTTACTTTGATAAAGAAGGTAATATCTATAAGATATATCAACCTCTATCAAAAAGGCATAAGTTTCATAAGGTTAAACCCTATTTACAAGGATATGACCAATTGAAATTCAATCAGCCTTATTTAGTTATATGTTCATCACTTAAAGATGCAATGTGTCTTAAGAGCTTTGGGTTCAAACTTGAAGTAATTGCACCTGACAGTGAGAATACAATAATAAAACCGTATATTGTTGAAAATTTAAAGAAGAAGTATAAGAAAGTAATAACATTGTTTGACAATGATGAAGCAGGCAAAAAAGCTATAGATAAGTATAAAGAGATGTATAACTTAGATGGCTGCTCACTGAATAATTGTAAAGATATTTCAGATGCTGTAAAGCAACACTCTGCACAAACAATTGCACATTCTCTTAGATCTCTTTTAATAACAACCTTAAAACAATAGTTATGAAGTGGTTTATACCAGGTAATGTACCAAGTAGTAAGAACGGAAGAAGATGGACAGGCAAATATTTTATTGCAAGTAAAACTGTAATGAATTATAGAAAGAAAACAAAACAGTATTTTGAACAATATGGTCCTTTGTTTGCAAAGGAACTTGAAAAATACAAACTCCCTGTCAAAATAGCTTTCACTTTTATTAGAGGTACAAGACACAAGTTTGATTATATAAATCCTGCACAAACAATACAGGATGATATGGTTAAGCACGGATGGATTGAAGATGATGATATGAATCATATAGTACCAGTGTTCCCTGAATACAGGTATGACAAAGTAAATCCAGGTGTATTTATAGAAATCTTAAAAGAAGAAGAAGAAAATGTACAATCAAAAGGACATAGAAAAGACAAACATATTAAAGACAGCACTACTTCAAAAGCTAAAAGATCAAGGAATAGCAGAAATACAAATTAATTTCTCTGGTTCTGGTGACAGTGGGGATATAGATGAAGTAGAATATATAGACATGAATGGACTTAGTTCATGGCAACAAGGGTATCAAGGCCCTGAGAATCCAAATGAAACTGAAGATCAAATAAGAGACCTATTCTATGATAAGGTAGATTATGAAGCGTGTAAGCACGGTGACTGGGTAAATAATGAAGGAGGTTATGGTAACTTGACTATAAATACAGATACCGGTTCATTTGAGCTTCAGTATTATCAAAGAACTGTAGAGTCTTATACAAGTGAAGGTGACTCAGTGTTTGATAAATTTGACAACAGTTTTGATGATATACCATTACAATATAAAGTAAGGATGGGTCAGCTGCCTGGTACATACCAGCAGTAGATTTTTTTATCCTATTTATATTTCTCCCTAGCTGAAATTTGATAATTTATTTATATGGCACACCCGCTACTACACAGCAAGAGTTCTTGCAGGAAGTGGGGTGGACAAACTAGTGACTATGAACCAATACATAATTGGTTTGATGACACTAAAAGATGGTTGGGTCACTCTAATCACCGTATGTTCCGCCACCACTCTGAAGGGATCTTTGAAGCAGAACAAATATTTGGAAAAAGTTTTATCAACTCAGATGGTAAAACAGTATATACAAGATATGTTGGAGAACAACATGTAAAAGAAGATTGCAATGGTTATATACCATCTGCAAAAGAATGGATGACATGTATAATGGGTAATGTCAGACCTAAATGGATGAGAAAAGCCCAACTAATTAATGATTAATGGAAAAAGAAGATTTTAAGAATATACAAGCACTATTGAATGGTGCACCTGATGATTATGAGATTGCATTATCTAATATTAAAAATATGAAACCTCATGAAATCTTTATACTATTACTTGGCAAAGACCTTGTAAGTGAGAAACGCGCTAATTTTATTAAAGAGTTTCCTGCAATAAATTGGCCTGAAGGTAAAGACTTTACTTATAGGGCTTTATATAAAAGATGTAAGAATATGCCACCTAAAGTACAGGAGGTTTTTACAGATATAATATCTAGACAAATATACAATGGATATTTGTGTGAGACATTTGAATTTGTAGAAGAACTAAAAATAGAGATAAAATGGTAAGAGAATATTTATCTAAAGCAATTAAGACACTAATACTTGAGGAGCCCTTTTACGGGCTCTTTATTGTTGGTCTCAATAAAACATATAGAACAGACATACCTACAGCAGGTGTAAGTCAAAATGGTATAGGAGTACAACTAGTAGTAAATCCAGAGTACCTTGAGAATCTTAATGAAGATCAAAGGAAAGGATTACTTAAACATGAAGTTCTTCATATATCATTTGGTCACTTGCTTACAAGGAATCTCTATAGTGATAAGCAATTATTTAATATTGCTGCAGATATAGAGATTAACCAATATATTACAGAACGTTGTTTGCCAGAAGGAGGATTAACATTAAATAGTTTTCCTGAACTTAATTTGCCGGCTAAAGCAGGTACTGATAAGTACTATGAATTATTACAGCAAGCTAAGAAAGATAATACATCTCCATCTCTTGATAATTTATTAGGTCAAATGGATGGTAATAGTCAGTATTGTCATAATACATGGGATGAGTTTGATAATCTACCTGAGTCAGAAAAGAAACTGATTAAGAAACAAGTGGAGCATCAGATAAAAGAAGTGGCACAACAAACAGAAAAGAGAAGAGGAAACATACCAGGAGAATTGGCAGAGTTAATACGTAAATTATTAAATATTACTCCACCTAAATTCAATTGGAAAGCTTATCTAAAAAGATTTGTAGGTAACTCTAGTGTAATATATACTAAGAAGCTTAGAAGGAAGTATAACAAAAGGTATAGTGAAAACCCAGGTTTGAAGATTAAAACTAAAAACCACGTATGTGTTGGTGTAGATACTTCTGGCTCAGTATCAACTAATGAGTTGATAGAATTTATGAATGAAATAAACCACATGCATAAGACGGGTCATAAAATTACAGTGGTACAGTGTGATACACAGATCACATCTATTGAAGACTTTAATCCTAAAAAGGATTGGGGTATTAAAGGTAGAGGAGGGACAGACTTCCAACCGGTGATTGATCACTACAACCAAAGTAATTATACAGCACTAATATATCTAACAGATGGTGAAGCTTATACTCCACAAAACTGTCCTAAGAACGCATTATGGGTTCATAGTAGTCAATGTAGAATAAATGAAGAGTTACCAGGATTAAAAATACAATTAAATTAAAATAAAATGGCAGAAGTAAATTTAAATATAGATGAATTAAAAGGGTTTGTTAATCACATGATAACAAACAATAGACATATAAGAAAAGAAGGTAAGAATCCTGTCTCAGTAGAAATACTTGGTGAATCAGGTATTGGTAAAACTTCTACGGTTATAGAGCTTGCTCAGGATAATAACCTAGACTTTGTAAAATTGAATCTATCACAGATAGAAGAGATAGGTGACCTTGTAGGATTTCCTGTACGTCAGTTCCAAATGTACAAAGAAAAGCAAATACCTGTAAAGAGCAATAGTTCTGATTTACAAATGGTAACAGCAACACAAAGAGCTGGAGGCGCTAGTCTTGCTAACTTAAGTACTACAAACACAGTTACAAAAAAAGTTGGTATGTGGGTAGATGAGTTAGCTGTGCAAGAATATCTTAAGCAAGGTTATATGATGACAGGCAAAAATAGAATGTCTTACTGTGCACCTGAGTGGATTGCTGATAAGAAGAAAGGTGGTATACTATTGCTAGATGACTGGAACCGTGCTGATATGAGGTTTATACAAGCTGTAATGGAGTTGGTTGACAGACAACAATATATATCATGGACATTACCTGAGGACTGGCATATTATATTGACAGCAAATCCAGATAACGGTGATTACATGGTAAATAGTGTTGACCCAGCACAAAAGACTAGATATATTACAGCTAATCTTAAGTATGATATAAATGTATGGGCTAGATGGGCAGAAGAAGCAGGTATAGATACAAGATGTATTAACTTCTTGTTGCTACATCCTGAACTTGTGACACAAGAAACTAATGCAAGATCTATTACAACGTTCTTTAATGCAATATCAAGCTTTGAAAAGTTTGAGGATAACTTAACATTGATACAGTTGATTGGAGAAGGTAGTGTAGGAGACGCATTTGCTTCAATGTTTACAACATTTATTAATAATAAGCTAGATAAACTTGTGACACCAATGGATCTGTTAACTCATGATAATGAAGAATATATTCTTGGAGAGTTAAAAGGCTGTATTGGTAATGGAGACACATATCGTGCTGATATTGCGTCTACATTAGCAACAAGATTTGCAAACTATGCTGTAGTATATTCTAAAGATAATACTATAAATGATAAAGTAACAAATAGAATTGAGTCACTTGTAACAAAAGATTACTTTACTAATGACTTAAAATATCTAATTGTTAGAACCATCTATAATGGTAATAAGCAAAAGTTTAGTAAGCTTATGATGAAACCTGAAGTAATTAAAATGACAATGAAATAATTATGAGTAAATACATTTTTAAAACTGTTCCTAAAAATGTATTAGATCATCACAACTTAGCAGACACTAGTAAATTACACTATGTGTCTGCTTATGGTGATCTAATGCCTGTTTATTTGGCACAGGATCCAACACTAAGAGATACGCTTGTAGAGAAACTTAAAAAATCTAATACAAGTACACTTGTTGGACAGGGATACAAGAAAGCTTTTATAATACCAGACTGTCCTGCAAAACTAGACAGAATGAAAATGGCATTAAAAGAGCATAAAATAACTATAACAAATGATATAGATATTGCAGATGTAATTGTGACACACAACAACTTGTCAGATAGTTATGAAAGCAGTGCAAATATTAATAGTAAAAAACTATTTGCTGCTTTATGGAACTATAATGCATACCATATACCCGGTACAGAAAAAAGCTTGGTTTATCAAACAGATAAAGATCAAGATAAGTATGGTGGTACTTGGTCATGGGATGATGAGGATACAGATAGTATATATGAAATGGATTACTTCACAGGGCTTGGATTAGAATTATCTAAGAAATATGATGAGGCATTTCCATTTGTAGACATAGAAACTGTTCTAGAAGAATCATCAACAAGGCAAACTCTTACAAAAGAATTGCTAGACTTGTTAATATCACAACACCGTGCAGGTGGTGATGATAGAGAATTAGCATTAAAACTATTACCAACAGTAGATTGTAATAAAAACCATCATTTTCTGTGGGAACTATCTCAACAGATTGGTCATGATATATACTATGAAAGAAGAAACAAAGACCTAGGTTACTGGGTAAGACATAGTAAAGTCAATGACTATATGGATATGAGTGCAGAACAAATGATTATTTGGTTAAAAGAAAATGATTTACTAACTTCAAACTCATTCAGATACTTAGAACCCATTGTAAGAAAAGAGATACAAATTCACAATAGAGAATTATATGTCTTTAAATGTATGGTAAAACCTGAGTTTTCTGAATACTTAAAATTAAATACAAATGAATAAAGCATATGAATTAAAAATTAATAAAGTATCTGATCGTGTACAAATAAAAGGATCAGTTAATAATATTGGCTATTGGATTGGAGAAAAGGTATCATGGAAAGATCCTGTTCACAGTATAGTAAAACTGGATATTGCAAGTGAGCCAGATATGATTGAAATCCAAAATGCTAAACTATATAGATATCCAAAACTTTCATTACCAAGAGTCAAAGTAGAAACTTTGAAAGAAAAGTATGATGTTAAAGTAGTTAGAGACAGTAATAAAGCAGACTATAGTATTGTATCTAACAAGATGATAGAAGATTTACTAACAGTAAGTTGGCGTTCATACTATAATAAAGAACTACTTGGTTTATTTATTAAGTGTCTTGATGTATTCAAAGATAAAGATATGTAT